GGGAGAAGTGAAAGATTAGATAAGGGAAAGAGTATGTAAGTAGTAGAGCAGCTTGTTATGCTGATAAAGGATCGGCAGGAAAAACCAATGGGGAAAAGCCTGATCAAATATGAGGTGCCTATAAGAAGAGTGGAGGATTGCCTTGCCAATTGTGAGGACAGAGCCAGCGCCTTGCATGATGTATCGTGAAGCTAGATCTATCCACTTTTTCATAGAGGAATTTGCAGGAAGCGCTGATGGTATCATACGTGCAACAGAAGCGATCTTGGCAACAGTTGCATCATCACCCATTTGTGTCTCTTTAGCTAAACGGTAGAATGGTGAACTCATTTCAAGTGCAATCTCAAAACACACGTAATTTTCAATCCTAATGGTGGTTGAAGGAGTAAAATTAGTGATGGTAGTGAGGGAGGATGTCCAATCAAAGTCATACCATGCTGTGCCCCAATTATGACCGTAGGCTGTTGACGGGTTGGCAGCCCAAAAACTAACGGGATTACCAACGTATTCGGAAAGAAGCACAGTGCTATTAGGTTGAACGGAACGCCATTGATAAGGACCGCTGCAATGCTGTAAGTCAGTACGCACACCGACTTCCATTTTGTTAGCCACAGAATCGGGTAGATAAGTAGCAACAGTAAGTGCGCCATTAATTTGATCAACAGTGTTGAGATATCCGGCAATGTTTGTGGTTGTTCCGTCTATTAAAGAGAAAGTAGTGTAAGCGGACAAGTTGAGTGCAGGTGTATAAGTGGAACCAATAACGACCTCAGATGTGACCAATGTACCAGCACAATTCATTGCAGTACCTGTATAATAAATTTTAGTAGTACAGGATACCATGCGTGCTTTAGACATACCGGTGCTACCATCGGATGAATAAGGCGTTGGTTTTTGAGTTAGACCGGGGGCAGAAATTTGCCACGCAAACCATTCAGGAGCTGGACAGGCGGGGAAGAAACCGCTCAATGTTCCAGGTAAGGCACCATTACCAGCAACAGTGCTTTGATAAGCGGCATTGCTAACGGTGTAATTGTTAAAGCAACGCGTACCAACACATCCGTTACCCATGAGTGGAGCGGTAAGAACGTAAAATGGTGCACTGGCAGAAGCGGGTAATGTGACATCAGCATATGTACGGTAATCAACAACAATCTTGCGAGTAGCGTCAGAATCAGGGATGCCAATAGCTTCACCAGACATTGTGGGATCAAGTCGACACTTAGCATAAGATAAGAACGTATTATTTGAAATATTACGTGCAGATATATCATTTTGCTTAGGATTAATCCTACCCAAATTGTTGGAAACTCTAGATACTGCTTTGAAAGGATTACTACCCGTAGAAAGGTTTGCAGGTTGAAAACCAGATTTAAACTGGCGAGGTGCAGACTGCACACGACGACGTTGTTGAGGGCGTGGTCGAGATGCAGATCTAGAACGTGTTTGAGGAGGTCTGCGAGTTTGCATGGCCATTAACGGAGGAGGAGCAGAGCGTGTGGTAGTAGTTGTCCTGTTATAAACCATAGATTGAACTGGTTTGTTTCTATTAGGCATAATTAAAAGAAAGTTAAATTGTAAAGTAAGAAGTGAAGTAGAAAAGGTAAAAAGGTAAATTAAATCAAAAAGGTGTGTGTTGTTAGGTAGGAATTGAGCTAGGTGTGTAGAGCTAAGTGCGGGCATCTAAAATAGGCTTTAACACCGGCGTTAATTGGTTAAAGGTCACTTGGTTTGCATTCTTTAAAAAGCCAAATAAGGCATAGGATGCTTCAGCCGTAATAGGATAAAAATATGACATAGAATGTAAACCGTAATTTAACTGCTCTTGGGTTTTAACAACGTTCGTGCGTTCACATAAACTAACCAGTGCTTCTTTGAAGTGTTTTTCGCTATCATATATTTTTCCTAAAAACTTTGCCACATAACGAACAACATCTGGAAACAAGCCTAAAGGTGTGATAATAAACCCAGCAAATTCTCCTATTTTATAATGATGGATTTTAAGAGTATGACCAGTATTATTTAGTAGAGTTTGACCTGAAGGAAGCAAGCTGGCTTTGCGACAAAGAATAGCAGAATCATCACCTTTAAAAATAGCAAACACTTCACCTTTGAAATCAAAACAGGTATACATGAGTGATATGTCACCTATAGTGTTTTCAGCCAATGTGAAAGGTGAGCCAGTTAATTGGCACTCTTCACCAGATAGCGTTATTTTGCCGTAGGTTGTGATTAAGATCATATCCCACTTGTTTCGAAATTGGGAAAAATCATCATTCAAATCAGCAGGACAGCCTATCCAGTCCAATAAAGTATGTGTCATATCGGCTAGACAGCGTCGGTATTTGGAATCCCACTCATTAAAATCGTTACAAACCCAAACGAGATCATCGTCTTTAATGCTGGCCATCATACTAGTGACTTCGTTGTTTAAGTCTTCATCACTGCCAAAAGTTGCTAGGACTAAATTGCGGTTATTATTTTTAGCGATTTCACGAATTCTAGTAAGCATGAATCGAGCGTAGGCTGAAAACATTATGTTGACTTTCTTTGACAAACTAGCGATACCCTGCCCTACTTTAGCGCTTTCATCAAATCCATAGTCGGGAGAGAACTTGCATTGTTTCTTACTGGAGAATTTAATACGTTCAGCGAAAAAATCAAAGCTTTCCCGAAGTTCCGCTTGGATGGCCTTGTTGTTACCAATTTTGGTTTGTAGAGATCTAAAATACTCTGTTGCATGGTACATTAGTTCTTCATTTGTGGCGGCCATATCTCTTTTAAAATGCTTGCGAGAATGGTTATTTCCATAAATTGCTTTACACAAACCATCAAGCAATGCTTCGGTCGTTATATTTTCGAGGGATCGTGACATTCTAATTTTTTTCTTACTGTATCTTTCAAAAAGTGTGGAACTAGCAGCGATATGATTAGAATATTGATTCTTGACGAGTGCAACCTCAGGACTATATTGGTAACCTTTGTAAGTTTTATTATTGTTTATAAGTGCGAGCGGATCAACTTTGGCAGAGCCGGAAGCAACAGCCGGTATCTCGGCTTGAACAAAGGCATGGCTTGGGTACGAAGGATTAACCGGTTGATAAATATTTGTAAGGGTAGTGATGGCAATATCAGGGGAAGTAGTAGGAGCCACAACACCAGTGTTGAACACAGAGATAGGAAGCGATTGTTTGTTAAGGAATATGTCTTGATGAATCATAATATCATTAACTTCTTCGAAGGTACGAATTGTGGTACCATTTATCATGAAAAACCGTTCTATCTCAGCGGTGTTACCATATAACACCAATTGGTTTGTTGCACGCGTCATGGCGGTATAGATCCATTCTTTGCGATTAAGAATGTTAGATGCAATCGCTTTATCGTCTACATAAAAGACAACAGTGTGATCACGTGATCCAGTATAAGTCGTGATTGTAGATGCGTTGACGCCACATTCCTTAAGACGCCGTACGGTGAGATCATTAAATGCAATGACTTTAATACCAGCGGAAGCAATTTTTACCAAATTCGAGGGAGATTCGGCCAAAATACAAAGCCCTTCCTTTACTTCAGACATACAACGAATTTTGAAATCGTA